GGGACTGTGTTCTGATTTATAAAACTTGAACAGACTCTTCACTTTCACAGTTCTATTAACCGTAAATGAACAGGCTTTTTCCAGAATATCTTTGTCGATCAATTTCTTAATATGAACTATCATCGTAAACCTCCATCTTGAATTGTCCAATGTTTCGGGCGTTTGTCCTTATGAAGTTCTTTGAGACGTTTGACGTGAGGCGTCATTTCATTGACGAATTTCCGATATTCGGTCGGATACATTCGATCGTCGGTAAGTAACCCTTTTGTTTGGGCGTCTACAATGATTGCAATACATGCGAGCGCATGAGCCATGTGTGGGAGTCCAGAATCGGGATCAATATCTTCTCCCTCAAACCACGCAGCAATATGACGTAATGCCGCATCATTGTAGATAGAAGCACGTACTCCAGCTTCACGATAATTTGATCTACCATATTTAAGCATTCCATCAAGCAGTCCAAGACTTCCCATTATAGTTGCAGTAACAGGCCAGAGATGTAATGGAATCTTATCACATCCAATCATATCTTTGGGATTTGTATTTTTAAGAGGATCAATGATAGACTTAATTTCATTGCTAGTCATTTCACTCATTTTCTGGTATGCTCCTATTTGGAACGTCTGTTTGGTGTGATTCTTTATGATATCCCTTTTGGTACAAAAATTCAATCTCAAAAAAGTGATAATAAAGGATTTTTGAATGTTTTCCAAGGCCGATTTTGAAAAAAAGGTTCAAGCAATCTTTGAGTCAAATAATACAGAATTTCAAAAGATCTATGAAAAATTCAAAGACAAACCAGAAGTCCTCCAAACAGTTTTATCAGAAGTAGTTGACGAACTTTATGAAGAATTAAATCCATATCGAATTCAACCAGTATCAACCGCAGAATGGTTGTCAAATCCATACTATTGTGGTCCTGATCCTCTCACCGAAGAGGGGATCGCGAAGGACATGTTCCCAAAGTTGAAAGAGGATTTCAACTTAGTTCATAATTTAACATTTCCATTCCGAGAAGCTATTCTTTCGGGTGGCATAGGTTATGGTAAATCATTTTTCATGTCGCTAGGACTTATTTGGAATCTTTATTTTCTCTCAACTCTTAAAAGTCCACAATCATATTTTGGTCTTGCCAAATCCGCAAAAATAGCAATTATGATTATCTCTATTACTGAAAAACAAGCTAAAAGTAATATGTTTTCTAATATTAAGAGTATGATCAAACAAATTCCTTATTTCAAAGAAACATTCATGTATAATGAAAAGAAAGAAGCTGACTCAATTATATTTCCAAATAACATCGAGTTGTTCTCAGGAACATCAACACAATCCTCTACTATCGGGTTGAACATTTTTTCTGCTGCTCTCGATGAAGCGAACTTTTTCAAAGCTATCAAACAATCAAAACGATCAAGAGATAATACAGGTGAATTTGACGAAGCATTAACTCTATACACTTCACTTGTTCGTCGTCAGGAATCTCGTTTCTTAAAACATGATCTTACCCCAGGAATTCTGTATCTTGGATCATCGAATGTCTATCCAGATGATTTTACATCAAAAAGAGCGAGATCGGCGAAAGCATCTGGTAACACTAAAACATTCATAATGGATACAAATGTTTATACAGTTAATCGCGAAGCATATTCAAAAGAAGAATTTATCGTTGAACTTGGTGGAATGAATAAGCGCAATCGTATCCTTGAAGGAAATGAAACAGATATTGAAGGTGAATTAATCCATATTCCTATGGATTTTATCGATGCTTTCAAAAAAGATTTGGACAATGCGATTCGTGACATTGCTGGAAAAGCTCTCTATTCTGTATCTCCATTTTTTGGTGAACGACAAAAAATACATGCGATGTTCGATGAATCAATTCCAAGAATATTTACTGTGGACAGAGCAACTTTATCACCTAAATCTGATTATGAATTGAACGAACATATTGTTCCTCATATTATTATAAATCCAAATCGTTCACGTTATATTGCAATGGACATCGGGTTGAAAAAAGACAGATTTGGCTTCTGCATGGGCTATATTGATAAATTTGATTATGTAAGTCGTACAGTTAAAAACGAAATGTCAGGATTGGATGAAGTTGTTAGAGAAAAACGAATATTCATGACAGTTGAATTTGTATTACAACTATATCCAGAAATAGAATTTGGAGAAGTTGAATTAGGCAGAGTCAGACATCTGATTTATCAACTTAAAAAATTTGGTTATAAGATCAGATATAGTTCTGCTGATGGTTTCCAGTCAAAAGACATGGATCAAATTCTCAGACGCAATGGAATAAAACATACATATATTTCCATGGATAAAACAACAGAACCTTACGAGACATTCCGTTCTGCTGTTTATGAAGGAAGAGTACGTTGTCAATACCATCCAACATTGGAAAAAGAATTAGTAGAACTTGAAAAAGATTATGTGAATGATAAGGTAAACCACCCGAAAAGTGGTAGTAAGGATATAGCTGATGCTGTTGGACAACTATGTTACAATATGATAGTGAATCCTGCCATTCAAGACGAAGCATTACTACCATCCAACATGGATGCAAGTGTTGCGTCATCTGTAGATTCTTATGAATCCATCATCGAGAACTTCAATAAGTATGTCAGAGGCGGTTAAGGAGCATATATGAGTCGTTCCATTTTTCAGTCGCCATTATTTGAAAAGATCCGCAAAGTGATCTCTTCTTTCAATCCAAAGATTCAACAGGGATTCAGTAAACCCGATCCTGATGCTGTTGACACTGATCGTCAAGGTGCTTGGGGAGAGTTCTTTGATGACTATCTTCGGAGAACAGCCGAAGACAAAGAAAAATACATGGAATATGATCTAATGGATTCTGAAGTTCCTGAAATAACTACCGCACTTGATATTATGGCCGATTATGTTGTATATCCTGACGATTACACAAAAACAAAAATGTTCAAGGTAATGCCAAACAAAGCTGACAAGGGCATTACCAATGCTATTTCTGAAATTGATAGCTTGTCAGGTTTCAAAAATGAAATCCATGGCATTGTTCGTGAATGTTGCAAATATGGTGACGATGTTGAAGAGATTCTAAGAACTGTCGTCGGCAATTATATTGCCAGATTGAAACACGTTCCTATAAATACTATAAATGTTAATATGAAGGATGGAGTTCTGGACAATCCGCCTATTTCTCAATTCGATCAACAAGGCAAGAAAGTATGCAGTTTGGACGATGAGAGCAACTTGCATTTCTGTCTTGCTACAGATCGTAGACGCTATGCCACATATGGCAAAGGTGTTTCCAGGATCGAAAAATCACGTCTTGTTTATCGTCAGTTGAGACTGATGGAAGAAGGCGTGATGATCACTCGTCTTTCCAGGGCCAATCAGAACTTCGCAATGATCATCGATGTTGGTGATATGGTTGGCGATGAAGCACTGGACTATATTGACAAATACAAGCGAAAGATTTCAAGACGCAAGTATATTGATCCATCGACTGGAAAAATGTCTTTCAAATTCAACCCACTTTCAGTAGTGGAAGATCTTGTTGTTCCGACTCGTCAAGGTTCTGGTGGTAATGTCATCCCATTGTCAAATAACAATTCTGGTGGTAAAGATATTGCAGATATTAATTACTTCCAGGATAAGATGATTTACTCTACTGGAGTTCCGAAGGTGATGATCGGCAAAGAGCAAGACGTTGCTGGTAAAGGCACGTCAGATATGCAGTATATCTCGTTCCTTCGTGCAATTCGAAGAATTCAAATCATGATAGAACCAACCATTATTAAGTTTTATCAACTCGCACTTGCAGCCAAGGGATTCCCCAATATTCAACTCACCATCGAATGGCCATTGCTTGGAACATTGGACGAAGAACGCCGATGGAAGATCATGGATCTGAAAATGGGAATTGCGGCTAAACTTTCTCAAGATTTAGCGATTGTAGATGATACTTATATCTACACCCAACTCATGGGAATGACCGATGAAGAAGCCGCCGACATGCAGAAACGTGTTGATGATATTCAGAAGAAGAATGCTGATTATGTCAACACACAGATTTCACAAGGTCAAGATATGACAGCATCTGGTAAGGGAATGATGTTCCCTTCCAATGATAAAGGTGATGTTCCTGCTGATGTTAAACAGAAAGCACGCGAACAACTGGAAATTGAATTGAATCGGCGTCATCGTAAGATCGATGAAAAATTGGTTGATCTTTGTGTTGAAAACAAACCAGCAATGCTTCGAAAGCTCCAAGAATATGCAGCATTGACACTTGCTATTATTGGAGAGTAATAATGGAAGAACTGTCCCTGGTTGAGAAATTCTCGAAAAGAATGCTCAAGAGAAATCTTGGGACAGATCTTCCTGTTCAAAATTCACCAGCAATGGAATCACAGATCATTGGTGATTATCTCGATGTAAAGCAGCGTTATGGATTGGCATTGAAATCCGCAATGAATGACCTGATAAATGGTGCTATTACAGTCGAAGAATTCAATTCGACTCAACGCTTAAACATTCGCGGTGCATTTGAAGAAGCATATTCACTTGGCAAACAATTCGGAACTGGTTCAAGTGATGGTTTTACTGATACTGAAAGTCGATTCATTACACAGCAAATAACTCAGGAAATGAGTTACATGTCCAACTTTGCCGAAGATCTCAGTAATGATGGCGGTCAGATG